CTTGAATAAACACTGTGTCTCCGACTGCCGCAGCTACTGCTAATACAACCGCAGTTCCATTGGTCGCTGTGTAGTCTGCTGCGTCTAATCGTATTCCGTTTAAAAATACTTGAAGATAGCCAGCATCATATGTTGCGGCAAAGCTAGTCTGCCCTGCGGTAGCTGTGTGTTGGACGCTGTTTTCTACACCATTGACTGATGAACCTGCATTAGCCCAAGCTGACCCGTTGTAAACTTTCATCGTGCTTGATGATGTGTCGAACCATAAATCACCTGTGCTTGGTGAGCTAGGTTGTGATGATTGGGATACATACTGGCCTGTGAAGGAGGCTAGAGAAGACGCTGCGTTGCTGGCAGATGTGCTGGCTTCTGATGCTTTTGTATTTGCAGTGGAGGCACTAGATGCTGCTGCTGTAGCTGAGTTTGCACTAGCTGTGGCTGAGTTTGCGCTAGCCGTTGCACTTGCTGCTGATTCAGAAGCCTTTGTAACCGCTATGGTTTTTTGAGCAGTCGCTAGAACAACTTGTGCTGCTCCATTGGTTGTTGCCAATCCAGCTTGTGTGGTTGCAGTAGCAGCTTTTGTGGTTGCAGTAGCAGCAGATGCAGCACCAGCAGTTGCGCTATTAGCAGATGCAGTTGCACTTGCGCCACTAGCTGTCTTAGATGTCTCTGAGGCAGTCGCAGACACAGCAGCTTCAGCAGCCTTAGTCGTTGATATAACCGCTTTAGCAGTAGCAATGCCTACCTGTGATGTACTAGCAGTCTCTGCCCAGTTCTTAGTTACAGCATCTTGCGCATTTACAGGGTTAGCTACATTCTTAATACGCTTGCTCAATGCATTAAATGTGTTATCAGCATCAAGTTGAGGTGTAGAATTTGAAGCATCAAAAGCTTCTTGTGCCATTTCAAATAGCTGGTTACTGTCAGCATCAAGTGCTGCTTCCGTAAGCACTGCGCCATCTTGAAAATCCACTACTCTTGAAGTTCTGTTTGATATTCTACGGACTTCTACTACTGCGCCAGCAGCAGGGGCTGTTGTTAACTGGACTCTTGACGAGTCAAGAAATATGTAAGTGACGGCAACATTATTAACTTTCACGAATACGTTTGCTGCAAGCAAGTATTGGAATGTCACGTTAAATATTCTGTTGCTACCGTTACCCGTGTATGTCACAAAGGATAAGGCCATGTTAATTCTCTATGTTTTAAATAAGGGGGATAAAAGAAACCCCTCGACTGAGGGGCTTTGTAGGTTACATTTTGAAAATGTCGTCTATACGAGATTCTCTATCAATGCGATTTTGCCTGAACGCTGAAGATTTATTCTCCAATGCTTCTTTCGCCATTAGGCGATAGCCGTTAACTACTGACTGAATCATCTTAACTTTAGGTGGAGTAATGTCACCCATAGTGGAGTGAGGAGCCGTTCGGTATTCAGGAGTTTTAATCATCATACCCAATTCTTGATGCAGAGTTCTGCCAGAGTATGGGTCACGCATTTCACCAACCATTCGGTTGTACTTAGCATAGACTGATTCAGTTTCTCCAAAGTCATAGACATCTCTAAAGTCCACGTTTGTGCTACCTAACTCATATCCAACTTTCTGTATGATTGCTCTATCAAGACCATTTGATAAGTTGTAAACCTGTTCTGCAACAGGGTCACTTACTACCTCACGGTTTCTAAACATGAATCCATATACTGGAATATCATAACCAGGTTTAGTAATTTCACGACCATATAAGTCATATTGCTTTCCTAACTTCTCAGACAACACAGGAAGTCTGCGCTGTACCTTTTCCATGAATGAACTAGCTTCACGTACATTTTCATCTGAGTTCATTTGGGATAACACGTTAGGTGTAAATGCTACAAACCAGTTTTCAATGATAGTAGTAAGCTTGTCAGGGTCATTAAAACCATCAAGAATCTTTTGCAAAGAAGAGAAGTAAGCTTTATTAAGTATGTTGTTAGTAACAGCATAAGTAAGTCCACCAAGAACTTCCGTGATATGGTCTTCTATATTAGTCCCTGATAAATCTTTCTTCATCATCCACACAAGGTCTGCACTTAAACCCATTAGCAATCCAACTGGGCCTAGCTTTGAATAGCTAACCCACTGGTCACCAATACGAATAGAGTTAGGTTCATAACCCATGTTTTTCCAAAGTTCTCTTTGTTTAAAGTCAGAGGGGCCACTACCTGTAATCATTTCTTCATGTGCTGCATACATCATTCCACTGATAGCTAACAAACCTATTTGCTTGCGCGCCTTTAGTTTAGCTTTTGCAACAGGGGAACCATCTTTTAGTATGTTCTTCTGTTTAGCTAGGAGCTTAGACGTAAAAGGCATGTACATCATAGATTCGGATACAATGTTAATAGGTGCGCGTATAAAAGGCACAACTATTAATCTTCCCCATCCACCACCCATGTTGGCAAATTTGTTTATTAGTTCTCCAATCTGACCTTCCAAATCAGCAGTGTATGTTGTCTCACGTATCTCACGTAAGATTTCTTTATCACTTACTTTTCCGTTAACATCAATCTTAGAGTTCATGTTCTTAGCAAGAAGTGCCTCAAACTCGTCCCCTTTAGGTTCAATGTTACTATCACGTACAACAACACCAGTGCCCGGCTCAGACGGTGCAAGCTTGCTATCCATGTATTCGACAACAGTGTCTGAATAGATTAGAGCGCGAGAACGGTTAGCTTTTATACCTTCATCAAGGAACAGCAAGGCTAAGTGAGCTTGGTGTACACCACGTTCCCAAAGGTTACGTCTTGCCCAACTCATGTTTGCCAATGCACTATCTCTTTGGTCTTCAACTTTAGTGACAAAGGGGTCAGTAACGTGTTGACCATTCTTCCAAGCTTTTGCTGCCTGTTTCCAAGAAGAAGCAAAGTAACGCCTGTTGCCAGCATACTGCGACCATGCTCTTTTTCTTGCTCTAGCTTTCTCAGTACCACGTCCTAAATGACCCCACCATTCAACAAATGGTTCAGTCCAAAGTTTAGACATGTTAGATAAAGCAGCCGCTTCAATAGTAGAAGGGCCAGATAGCATCATTGCAGAACGAAATCTTATTAACTCGCTCAAGAATGTAGGGTCATTAAGCTTGTCTGTAGCTTTCTTCATAGCTTTAAGGTCAGCCATTCCTAGCTTACCTGAACCAGCTTTAGCCATAGATAGTATTGTTTTAGCCAGTGAGTCTACATCCCCACTAGCTTTTCCACTCATTAGACCAGCTACTAAATCTGGGTCGCCTTTCATAATCATGCGGTAGTTACCAAGACCACGGGAAAATTCCCTTGAAGCTAACTTAGTCAGTTCCATAGTGTTAGCAAACAAACCTGCCATTTCTACGAACTCAGCAGCTTCAGCGTATGAAAGACCCTGACTTGTGTCTTGGTGCTTCTGAGCTAACTCCCAAACCCTCTCGCCTATAGTAAGGTTAATTTGACGCATCTTTTGCGCTCTATGCCTTATTCTCTGTAGTTCAACGTGGTCATCTTTATACTGCTCAAGAATTTCAGACAGGTCACCGCCCGTCTGCTCCATTGTGAGTCTTCCTTCTTCATCAGCTTTAGCACGGGCTGACTCCAAAGTTTCGACACCATCAGGGCCATTCATGTCAGCATCACGTACACGTACTTTTTCCCAGTGGTCAGACGAAGCGTTTATAAAACCCTTAACATCATCAACTGTTTCTAGTCTATCTACGTTAAAGGTAGGTTCACCGTCATACAGGTGTGAAAAGTTCTCACCGTCATTAGCTTGACCATAGCTTTCGCCATTGTTTAATGAATCTGTTTCACCATCACGGGGTCTTACTACAGTAGAAACATCAGTATTAGGAGCATCGTAGTCACGGAAATTAGGGTCATCTAGTAACTCACCCTCAAGAGAACCATCGTCTTTAGTAGCGTTAGGAACTTCTTCAGGAGCATCTAGTCTAGGTGTGTCTGCACCAACCATATCATCTACATCAACTGGCCCATCACCTTCAGGTAAAAGACTAGCATTTTCAGTAGTGCTTAGTTCAGGAGACTCATTTGCCCTCAATTCTTGACGAACCTTTGGTGGAGAAAAGATTTTAGCAATACTGAAACCTAGTGTGAGTCCAGCACCTAATCCAATAGCTGACGCTTGACCTACTTCTCCAGTATCTACCTTAGATAAATCACCCTTGTTATCAATAACCTGTCTACCGACATTATCAGCACCTCCATATACTGCACCTTCAGCACCAGCTACTACGCCAGCACCTAATGCTTTTTTGGACATGAGACTTTTAAGTAGTGCTGTAGCACCTCCCTTTAGAACAAGACCTTTGGCGGCTTGGGCAAATAGACCAAATCCAGCATAAGTAGAAATGTCAGTGGCAACACCTTTAGCTGCTCTACCAAAGTGGCGTAACTCAAGAGGCATTGCATCATATCGTTCCATTGTGCGAATTAAAGCCATTTGCTCGTCATCACTCCAATCTTCAATACCCATAGCTACAAAACCAAGGTCAGGAAGGTTCCACTGAATTTGTCCTATGGCTTGCATAGCACCTTCAGCATACTCTTGGTCTGTGAACTCTGGAGCAACATAAGCTTCATTAGCCGCAGCCATACCAGCCTGTAGTTCATCAATGCCTACAGGAGGCTTAAACATGGCGTTAGTGCCCTGTTGTGACTCCATGTATTCTTCAGCACCTGAACCTAAATCTACGCCTAAGTTTTGAATATTAAATTTAGGTGCAAGGGTTCTGGCATCTGCTATGAACGACTCGTCTTGAAGCCAATCATCTTCCGTCTTGGGGGTTAAAGATGCGCTACTAAATCCAGTTATAATTTCAGGTTTAACCGCAGTCTGTCCTGCTGGAGAAAGGCCAGCCGCAGTAAATCCAGGGCCTTGAGTATCAGTGTCAGCCATTACCTGTTCTCCCAGATTTCTTTATTAGCCTCAAAGTAGGTAGCAAAAGCTCCCGTACCACCCATATTATCAAGCAGGCCATCATTTAATGCTTTTAGCTGTATGTCTAAAATCTGCCAGACTTGCAACATCTCACCCTCATAATCAGCCAGTTGTAATGGGTCTTCATCAATCAATCGTTTTAATTCACGGCCTTTATCACCAGAATTAAACACTGACATGATGTTGTCTATACTAGCGTTAGCAGATAAAGCTCCATTCTTTTCTTCAGATTGTTCTGCGACATCAGCGACACTATCAACAAACTCTTGGTGAGCCACAATCTGAGCCTGTACAATATTTTTTTCTTTATTGATTTCTGCTTCAGCTTGTAGGTTATAGGAAGACAACTCAGCAGTTGTTGGCTTTTCACCTGTTGTATTAAAGTGGTGCTGTATTATCCTAGACATTGCTGCATCAAAACTTCTACCTAACTGAGCTACTGCATCAGCATTGCCTTTAGATTTATACATCGTGGACTGTTCAAGTGCGCGAGTAATGTCACCTTTGAAGTCTTTGACAATAGGTTGTTTTAAGACAGGTGTGACTTTGTTTGCTTGGTCTAAAGAATTAATTAAACTAGCCACATCATCAGGATGTATTTTTTGCTCTGAAACAGCCTTAAATATTTTAGCTTCAGTAACTATATTACCTTGTGGGTTATATGAACTGTTCTTTATGTCAGCTAGAAAATCATTAAAAAAGTCAGTATGGTGAGGTTGTTTTGAATATTTCTGTTGAGCACTGTCTTGAAAAGCATTCTGAACACCATTGATGGTAACCATAGAAATACCATTGCTAGTTAAAGCGTATATCATTTCTGTTGGAAGTTCTTTATATGGAGTCTGATAAAGAAAGTCGTTAACATTATTCCAACTTTCTTGGACTGCTTCAGCCGCTCTAACTTTAGCTTCAGCCGCTAATCCACGTTGAACAGTTTCTCTTCTAGCAACTACTTGGTCTGTCGCCTGTTGAATAATAGATTCGGCATTAGTGTTTATAACCTTGCCTCCACCAGTAGCAAACCTAGATACCCTTGCTAATAACAGATAGTTGTCATCACCTGTACTGACATACTTTGTAATGGCATGGTCAAACGCCATCTTGTTACCTTCAGCCTTAGTCATTCCACCAGTGGCGTGGGCTGTAAGAATCATATCCTCTGTATTAGCAGCCACCTGTTGAATGGTCATAGTGCCAGCATTGATACTAGCCATGTCAGAGTCTATGCTTTCTCCCATCTGGGCCTTTGTTTCAGTCCTCATACGGGTATCAAGGAATGAACGATGCTTTGCCCTCATGCCATATTCGGTTTCATTAATGACACCTAAAGCACCAGAGGTCATAAAACGGTCACCTTGTAAAACGTCAGCTAACTGGGTTTTACGTTCAGCCATAAATGTAGGAAAGTCCGTTCCTGTTTCATTTGAATCCATTCGCCATTTGTTGTAAGCATCTTCACTTTCAGTTCGCCATTTGTTTGCAAATGACTTTCCACGTAGTTCTTTTAGGTGGGCTATTACACCAGCAGACTCATGCGCGTATGCACTAAAGTCATGTATGCTATCAGCGTTGTTAAGCGAGTCTGAAATGTGTAGGTTTTCAGCAGTTGCTTTATCTTCAATCTTCTGTTGTTTACTTTTAGTATTCGCAAGTCTCGCAAGACCCTCACCTATGCCAGAAGGTGTTTGGTCAGGACGGACGTAGAAGTCCCCTGCCTGTGCCGCTGGGCGTAGTGCTGTCACCTCGATGCCAGAGTTAGTCGCCATTTTCTTTCCTTAATATTGTGTGTAGTCTGATGATGCTGGTGTTGAACCAGTGTTGTACTGTCCATCCCCTAGCGTTTCAAAGTCATTTGCAATTCCTAACCCAGTAGCCAATAGACTTGGGCCTTTCTTCCTACGCCCTTGAGCTTGGACTCTCAAGCCCTCTAGCTCATATTGACGTTGTTGGATTTTATACTCGAAATTGGTAGTAATGTTTAGCTTGTTACGGGCTTCTACAGCTTGCTTGTCCCGAATAAGTCTTCCTACAATTGAACCTCCCATACCTTCTACAGAAGCTGCGTAGTCAGCTTGCGCTTCCCTAGCTTTAATAGTGTCTTGAAAGAGTTTGTCAGAGGCCGCAGTGCGTTCTTGTAGAGTTGCTATAGATTCTTGCGTGTACTGCTGCATTAGATTGTTATTTACTGCATGGTTCTGACGATTAGCAGCATCTTCTTTTTCGGAATGTTCAATTACTTTCCCTGCTACTGCCATAGCTAGTTGAGGGTTGCACATTTTATTTCACCTTTATAAATTCATAGAACGGCTTTTTGCCTACTCCATATTCAGGCACTAGCCGTACCATCGTGAAGCCCATCCATTGAAGCCACCGTATAGCTTTTGGGTTCTCTGCATGGACATAATTGAATAACAGTTCATAGTCTTTATGGACTACATCCAGCCATTTTCTGCACTCAGATTTTAGTTGTCTAGTGTGCTGATATATTCCTTTACCACCTAACATCCAAGGCACACCTATAAAACCCTGGTTTGCATTGACTACACCGAACATAAGTATAGGAACACCCTTATCATCAACAGCTACATAAGCTGCATCTGAATCATTAAGTGAATTAGTCAGGGCCGTTACTGGCCCCAACCCACAAGAAATCTTTAACTCTTCCTTGTCAGCATCACGCAATATCGGGCCTAACAAATTGCAATCATTAATGGTTGCTAATCGTACTAAAGCTACCATTAAATTCTTCCTGATTTAGTCGTGTAGTAACCTGTCCATTCCGCAGATTGGAATGCACTTGGGTAAGGTGTTTCATTGCTTACTGTAATAGAAACCCTGTCATTCTTAGATAACAAAGGAAACTCAAAGTCACCTGATGTTAGAGCTACTGAACCAGTTTTTATGATTCCTAATGGTGGGCCACTAAAGTGGTAAGTGTGTGAGACACCTTGAGTAAGTGTGGTGACTTTAAACATACCTGTGTTTTGGTAAAGTAACTTAAAGTTGCGTAACTGCAATCTACCAGAGGTGTCTGTTACCTGACTCCCACCAGCACCTACACTTTTCTTATACTGAGTGGAGAAGGTGTAAGACATGGTATATGGAAAGCCTACAAAGCTTTCACCATCAACAACGGTTTTGATTTGGTTAGTAGCTGGTGTAGAGCCTGATTCCAGAGCGTCAAGGAAAACCATCTTTCCTGTTGCTGTTATTTGGGGAGACTCTTGTAACTGCATCTTTTCAAGAACAATCTTTGAACCGCGCTGCATTACCCAAAAGGCTGTTGACTCAATTACAGATAGATTTAATATACGGTTTGCATGTGGAAACTCCCACTTAGACCATGACATTTGCAATGCCTGACCATCACGTCTTAAATATTTATAGACATAAGCTGTGGGTACAGTATGAACACCATCAGTCAGTACAAATAAAATATCTTCATTAGTGTTGGACACTAAAGCGGTTGCCTTACCTTTTATATAACGAGGTACATTGAGGGTCGCATCAATAGCAGTATTACTTGAAGTATCTGCCTGTACGAAGAACTCACGAACCCCTGCAAAATTCTCTCTGTTAGTGGCGAAGTAAACATACTCACCAGCACCAACTGGCCCTGCTTGTAAAGATGATTCATATTCAGTTGTCTGATTTATTGACACAGTTTCTGGAGTAAGTGAATCACCAGCACTCAACATAAACTGAGTCTGGTCAGAGAACAAAAGAAGTGTCTCGTTAAAGGGTATAGCGTGTCTAAGTATGGACACTTTCGTGTGACTTACTGCTACATCTATAGGGTCAGTTGCTAGAACAGTTGTTATGGTTTCGGGGTAGAAATGAAAGTATTGCCCTGAACGGCTAAAGATAACATTTTCATCTGCTATCACACCTAGACGGTTACGATGAAAGAATATATCGTTGAGCTTCTTTCCTACAAAGGAAGGGTCACTTGCTGATATGGCATCACCTACAGAGCGGCTAACCCAAGCGTTAGGAGAGAACGTAAATGTGCCGTTAGCATTTCTCACAAGCTTCCACGGCATGGTAGCCGCATTTAATGTGGAGTCTGCTCCCTCTGCTATGGACTCTTTCCAGACACCTTGGGCGGTATCACCAGCTTCATATTCAACGTAGTAATTATCAGCCTCAGAATTTTCCTCACCTATGACCTTCATCTTTGAACCGTTGAATGCGCGTCTTGGTAAATCAGAGAATCGTTGTACTGAACCTTTGGAACCAATTAAGGCAGCGTTACCGAAGGAATCCTCAGTACGCAAGGTAAAGTCATTACCATCTGTTCTCTGTATTCGTATCGCAGAGCCATTCCGTGTGATGGTATATACAGAGCCTAATCCACTAATTAACTGGCTAGTCAATTGTGTGGCAATGTTGTTGGTCTTTAGGTCAGCCTTGTTTGTAGCACTTGTGGTGTATATAGCGCGCTGTGTGTTGTCTATAAATACTCTATAGTCTTGCGCGTAGTTACCTTGCTTGACATGAACAATGGCTTCAGGATGGGCTAATGTTGACGTGCTTGCTGTTACAGTGGTGGTTATTGATTTATTTAAAATGAAAGTAAAGTCAGCAACAGTTACAGACTTAAAATCTTTAAAGGGGTTACCTGAAGATAGGTAAGCATAGCCAGAGGGCGTACTTACAGTATATTCAGTACCATCAAAACCAAACACTTTTAAAGATGAGTTGTCTGCTATTACAATGTAACGCTCAGTGACATCACGATTAATAGTGTGAATAAAGAAATTACCATTGGCTGCGGCATTGGACACTAAAGTAGCTAGATGCTGCGAAGGAGGTCGTTTGCGTAAACCACTGATAATAGAACTAAAGGCATTGACCTGTTCTTCTGCTTGAGAATTCAAACGGACACTAGGGGCTTGCTGTGATACCCCGTTAGCGAGGTTTGGTATTGAGCTACTTACAAGTGCCATGTGTTACCTCGAAATAATTCGGTAAACGTCTTGGTTACCAGTTAGGATATTGTAGTCAGCATTCTGGGACTCAATAAGACGGAGGCTTGTGAGAGCTTGATACTCGTCTTCACGGTTCATTTGGTGTAATGAGTCAGAGCCTAGTAATCGGTCTTGTAGAATTCTTGATGCTTTAAGTGTTATGTAGTTACGTGCTGCCTCTGGAATTTCATCAAAGGCCAATAATAGAATTAGGTCACATTTCACAGTTTCAGTGAATGTATATGTATGGTTTTTACGGTCATACGCCCGTGAACCACGCTGTACTAAGTCATGTTTGCTAGACACTTCAGAAGAATCTACTGACATTAAGTTAATAGGTAATGGTAGGTTGTTATCTATATCAGGAACTAGAGGATAGTCATATTCAGTATTGAAGAACCAGCCTTCAACTTGAACTCCACGGTTAACACTCTGTAGGACAGAAAGTGCAGCTAGGGCATCTACTGAAGTCATGTTTACCAAGGTGTTCACTGGTGCTTCACCAATAGTATTGAGCATGGTGTTGACTGCCTCAAGCTCACTTGTAGGTGTTAGGGACATAGTAGTGAATCCTTAAAAGAGGAAAAAAAGGGGAACCGAAGTTCCCCTATAGTGTTTCTAAATAAGAAACAGATTTATGCCTATGGCAATGCTAATTCAATAGCAGCTTCTGGACGCAAGATACCGTGACCCATTGCATATTTAGCAACGAATAAGGTTCCTTGGCGACGAATGTCGTACTCAGACTCAAGGCCCAAGTCCATTAGCTTAACTGTAGCGACTGCTGACTTGTGGAATACCACAGCCTTAGTCTTAGAGAAGTCAGCATGGTAAGTGTTGCTCTCACCTGTAACTGCTGATTGGTTGCCGGTAGGTAAGTGGTTAGACTTAACAATGGTAATACCAGCTACGCGCAATACTTTACCGTCTGCATATGCACCAGCACCGCCCCAATCTTTGTTTAAGACAGTGGTGTCTTGTGCAAGCTTGTAGTAGATAGCTGGAGATACAACTGCATAACGCTCGTCTTCTGGAATGTCATCAGCGTCCATAGACTCAGCAGAATCAAACAAAGCTGCTACGATGTTTGCAGAGGTAGTGAAGTTAGCCTTAGTGATTACAGTACCAGCGTTACCGCCAGTAATAGTTGTAGCACTACGAGCAGCTTGAACGATTACGCGCAAGATGTTCTTGTCGTAGGTGTTTGCCAATACGTTACCTAACTCTTTGGTATAGGTAGAACGTACATCATAGTGATTTTTAGCTTCATCAACATTCGCAATGAAAGCTGGTGCAATCAACAAATCGTCAACAGAGATAATACGTTCTGCTGCCTTGATTGAACCACCTAAGATTTCTGTACCAACAGCGTGGTAAGAAGCAGTCGCAGTGCCCATAACTGGGAATGATGCAGACTTGCCATTAGTGATTGTGCGAACAGAATGCATTGCTGCCATTACGTTCTTTTCTTCAAATTGTGTGATTACTTCGCCAGCGAAAAGCTTTAGAAATAGTGCATCAGTTGCGTTAGCACCATTGATTTGGCCTAACCGTGAAACAGTTGCGTTACTCATTTTAATAGTCCTTAGAAGGGAATTGAAGTTTCAAGTTATGTTCTCTTGAGGCTTCGGCATCTTCCGTGACTTCCACAGTGTTGTCCCTCGCAAGGGCAATGTATTTGTCAGTGGTTTAGCTTTGAGCTTTTTAAGAGTGGGTCTTAGATAACGCTGGAACGCGCTAACTTTGCTTCGACTGTCTTGCGATATGCAGGGTCAGTCTTGTATTTAGGGTCGCGCATAGCTGCTGTAATTTGTGCCACGCTCTCAAATTTACTTCCTACATTTGCAGGGGTGTCACCAGAGAGTAAGGAAGGGTTACTTCCAGTGTCTGATTGGTATTGAGCGTTTAGGCCGCGAACAGCTAATTGGATTTGATTTTGGTCTGCTGAACCCATGACGTTATTGTACGAATCAATCTCAGAACTGCTAAGATTGTTAGTCGCCCAAGACATCATAGAGCCATAATTTTCTTCACCACCTACCGTACTGAACATCTCAGTTCGTATACTTGTGGCTAATGCTTCTTGCCCAGCAATGTATGAATCTACTACATCACGGGGAATGCCTGACTTATTGATGGCCTCATAGGTTTCATCAGATAGAGAGCCATTGCTGCCGTACTCTACTTGCATAGCATCAAAGTCTAGCCCTGCATTAGTGGCAACCTCTTTAGCATCATCTTTGCTAGGTATTTCAGTTGGTGTTTCTTCAGCCGTAGCTTCTTCTTTACCACCTGACATTTTCTTTTCAAGGGCAGCATAAGACTTAGCCATATCTTCTGGGGTCTTAAACTTCTCTGGTAACCACTCAGGCCGTTCAGCACCTTCATCAGGTGCATCTTGGTTGTCTGGGGTCTGGGGGGAATCACCGTTAGCTTTAGCTACCATCGCATCAACGTGCGCTTGGTCATCTTTTTCATCGCCTTGGGCAATCGTTACAGAATCTACCATTATGTTTGCTCATTTCCTTGTTGTGCTGTCATCTGCTCTTTCATAGCATCAAAGGCTTGAGGTGCTAACTGTTGTCCAGTTTGCATAGCCATTGCTTGCTGTTCTTCTTGTTGCATCTGTTCGTCAGATTTAATCAAGCCATCCATGTCCATGCCTAGTGAAGTACCTACGCGAGTGATGTAATCACCTACGTTCATGTACTTTTGAATTGCTTCTGGGCCTAGCGGTTGAAGATGGTCGAGCATTGCAGCTAATTTATTTAAGTCATGTCCACGGCCTAAAGCCTCAAGTCCAGTGACGATTGTTGGAGATACCACACCCTTTGGCAATTGCGGAACTTTCTTCTGCTTTTGCATTTGCATTAAGAGGCGGTTAACTAAGGGGAGTTGGAATTCCTGGCTCAAGATAGAATAGATACCGCCAAGGGCATCCTCTAGTTCTGAGGCCATGTAACGAATCTCTTCTGCTGTTACACGTTCAGCATTTCGCTGTACTGAGGAATTCATTAAGAACGCATAAGATAATCGTTCTTTAATTTCTTGTGCTGTTTGGAAAGCTATCTGCATATCTCCAGACTTCTGGACTTGCAGGGTAGTAACATCGTTAGCATCACCTTCACGTATAGCACCGTTAGGGGCTTCCGCAAGTACACGCGCACGGGTTGTTCCATTAGGTCTTACTAGAAATAAAACCTTTGCAGATGCTGCCGCAGCTTCAACAATAGCTTGTGTTAAAGTCTCAAGAGAACGGAGGTCACCTTGGTATTCTTCCACGTATCCACGTCCGTAGGACTCGCCATCAATGCGGCTTAGTCTTAGGGGGATGTATGGAGACTTGTCCAAGGGGAAAGTTCCTGTCGCTTCTGGAACAGGTATTCCTGAAACTTCTTGTGAAACATTCCATGTGCCATCTCTACGAACAACGTGTGTAAATAGAGATACAGGCTCGTCTTCAGCAGTGTCTTCTGTATCAGCAGCTTCTAGTAATTCTCTTATATCTTCAGGTAAAGCACTAGGGGAAACATCTTCCTTAGTGATTATCTCTAAAGGGTTACCCATTGGGTCGCGCTTCAGGACATACCTGTCTAAGTGAAACACTCTCATACCACCTTTATCGGGTTGGAAGAGTAGTACGTTACCAGCAACTAACAAATGTTTAATAGCTTCAAATGCTGCAATCCGAGTAGAAGATGCTTCAATCTCAGACATTACAGCGCGTTCAATTTTGGAGAGAGCTTCTTCAACTTCTGCTCTTGCACCTTCCTCTTGCGCTAACTCTTGTAATTTAAAGTCATCCACAGTTAAGCGGAAGAATGGGGAGTTAGGAGGCAGTAAAGCCAGCAACATTTTAGAAGATAAGTTGTTGACACCACGCGCACCAATTCCTTGGTACGGGGTGTATAACTTTGAATGTGCTGAATGACCATCTGGAGGAAGTAGACTAGGGATAGTAAGTTCTGCTGCGTCCCTAGCGCGGTCAAGAAAAGGTTGACGCTCAGACTCCAAACGCTCATAGCGTTGGCGTATAGCTGTCATATATATTTACTTCTTTGGAATGTTAATGCCAGTAGCTGAAGTGCCACCTACTTGAGGAGAAATACGCAATGCAGATGTACCTTTCTTCTTCTTGTTGGTTTGTGAACGCTTGTTGTCCACATCACCATTCTCACCAATACGCGGAGCCGTTGGTGCAAGGTCTGCTGGTGGTGGAGTTGGTGGTGGTGGTGGGGGTGCTGGTGCTGGTGTAGAGGAGCCGCCAAAACACATATTTAATTCTCCGAGTTTGGGTTTAGTTGGTTGTTATTAACCAATTCTAAAAAATTTATTACCCTATAAATACCTTTCCATTCCTGAGTCATTTCAGGATTGAAGGTTAATATCTCTGGGTTGAGAGGGAATAACTTTTTGAGTGCCTCCACAACCTCAGTTGAGACAGGGGGCCAGTTGTCAATATCCATTGAGAGTCCTTATAGTGCGACAGTTGGTTACATTTCATGTTTGTCAAACGCTTCAATCCACATTTTGCATTCTTTACTGCGAACTACGTCTTGAATACCAAATTCAATAACAGGTACAGGTAGATTAAATCGTTGTGCAAGGTCGATGATGGTTGACAAACCACTTGTTGTCTTGATGTCAGACTGCTTAATGTCACCATTAATTACGATGCGACAGTTCTCACCAATTCTGGTGGTGAACATCTTCATCTCTTCTGGTGTTGTGTTCTGGGCTTCATCCATTATTACGAATGCATCACTAAATGATGAGCCACGCATGGTTTCAAACGGAGCAACAATAATTGCACCACGTCTGATAGCGTTCTCATACGCGCCACCCATGCAGTTCTTTAGAACTTCTACTACAGGAGTAGTCCACGGGGCCATCTTCTCTTCTAATGTGCCGGGAAATGAACCCAGTGAACGAGAGGATGGGACGTTAGGACGGGTAAGAATTATCTTATCAATAGTTCCTTGCATGTATAAGTGCGCTGCCATAGTGCTGGCAATGTAAGTCTTACCTGTACCAGCGCAGCCTAGACTTATGGTCTGGGTAAAACTATTAATAGCTTCTATATAACGCGCTTGCATAATTGTCTTGGGTTGGAGTGCAGTCTTTGGAGTTCGTTCTTCCATAAACTTTTCCTTTATTTCCCTCTTAGGTTTTTGCTTACGCTCTTGCCTAGACATATTATTTACCATCCCCATGAGTCACCAGACATTCCATCTGCTGAGTAATCTGTAACACGACCCTCAAAGAAATTCTTAAAAGAGTCACCATTTAAAACCCAATCTAACCAAGGTAATGGGTTAGATTCAACATCCCAATTAGGCTTCAATCCTAAGTTAATTAAACGTCTATCTGCGATATACCGTATATATTCTTTAACTTCGTTTTGAGTGATACCTTCCATAGCACCAAGTTCAAACGCCAAATCAATAACTTTATCTTCAAGCGTAACCGCAGTGCGATACATATCGTAGATAGACTGTTTAAATTCATCAGTAACGACCTCTGGGTTTTCATTAATGTATTGGCGAAACAAGGCAGTCATACCATCGACATGCATTGTCTCATCACGTATAGACCATTCAACAATCTCACACATGCCCTTTAGCTTTCCAAATCGTTGGAAGTTAAGGAGCATTACGAAAGCACTGAACAGACTCATGCCCTCATTACAGACAGTCTGAGCAATAGCCTTGGCTAGACCTTGCTTAGTGTCTGGGTCAAATGTTTGCATAAACTCAATCTTGTCAGACATCGCTTCATATTCAAGAAACGCTGTGTACTCTGACTCTGGAAATCCGAGGGTGTCATTGAGTAATGCATAGCTACGCATGTGGATTGTCTCTCGCTGTGCGAATGACAACATCATCATTCTAGCCTCGTTGTTTTTGATACGAGGTAAGAACACATCAACATAACTACCCCCGACTATCACATCAGACTGAGTGAATAGACGGAGGATTTGGGTGATAAAGTTTTTCTCACTGGAGGAAATCTTTCCAGACTTCCACTGCGCTACATCTTCTTGTAGGTCGCATTCCCATTCACCCCATGCCAGCTTGTCATGCTCAATTGCTTGGTTGACAAAGCTAGGGTTGGCGAAAGGTTTGTATGCTGGTGATTGGTCTAACAAACTCATTGGTTATCCTTGGCAAGAAAGGCATTCATCATCATCGGCATAGTCTTTAAGAGCAACACGGGTAGGCTTGAAGCTTACTGTGTCTGCTTTTGCACCAGCACTTGTCCGAAGATAATACAAACCTTTTAATTTTTTGTTGAAAGCACGTAGGTGTACTTCATTAACGTAAGCCTTATCTGTCCCTGCTGGGAAGAAGAGGTTTACGGATTGACCTTGGCAGATAAATGGTTGACGCTCTGCTGCGTGGTCTACAACCCAGCGTTGGTCTAGTTCAAATGCGGTCTTATAAATTTCCTTATCCCAATCATCCATCCACTCAAGATGCTGTACGCTACCTTCGTGCAGAATGATTGAAGTCCATTGTTCTTCTATCCAACTATGTCTATCAAATTCATTCTTCCATAAGTATGCATAGTCAAAGATTACCTTTTCAAGGTAAGGGTTGACGACAAGGTGCGCTCCGACACGGGTACGGTGTGTGAATGCATTAGACTTTAGAGGTTCAATGGATGCTGAACAGCCAGCAATGATTGACGAGTTGGCGTTAGGAGCAATAGCTAACAAGTGACTATTACGAACTCCATCAACATCAGGACAAGAACCACGCTCACGGGCCAGCCTTATAGTGGCTGCTGTGGCCTGGGCTTTGATGTGTGTGAACATCATAGTGTTGTAGCTGGTAGCCATGACAGACTGCCACGGGATACGTGCGCGTTGCAAAGCACTATGGAATCCCATTGCGCCTAGTCCTAAACTTCTCTCTTGTGTCGCACTGTAGATAGCTTTAAACAGTTCTTTGGGAGCGTTGAAACAGAAGAAGCTAATCACGTTATCAAGCATCTCAATGAGGTCAGCTACCATACTGGTATCTTTCCAATGCTCGTAATGTTCTAGGTTCACGCTAGACAAACAACACACTGCTGTTCGTTCCTCAGATGTAGGCAAGTGAATCTCATTGCAGAGATTAGACCCATGTATCTTTAGACCCTGCTCTTTCATTGCTGGTGGTAGATGCCTGTTGGCTTCATCAATAAAGTTCAGGTAAGGCTCACCAGTGCGGAAGCGAGTATCAATCAGACGCTCCCAAAGCCCACGGGCTTTCACAGTTTCACGGACAGTTTTATCAGCAGGGTCAATTAAGTCCCACTGACCATCAGCCATTACAGCATCCATAAATGAATCAGGGATGTTCACAGCGTTGTGTATATTGAACGCTTTGCGATTCGGGTCACCACCTGTGGGTACACGGATGTTGATAAACTCAACTATGTCTGGGTGAGACACATCCATGTATGCAGCATAAGAACCCTTGCGAGTCTTGCCCTGCCTGTACGCAGTCATGTCTGAGTCTACTGTCTTTAGGAAAGGAATAGGTGAAGGAGCAACATCACTAACAGAACGAATGTCGCTCCAATGGCCCCCCACTCCGCCACCTTTAACGGATAACCATCGTAGTTCTGACGTATGGTCGATAAGACCACCGAGGCTGTCAGGAACATAACTAAGGAAACAACTAATAGGAAGTCCACGAACCTTCTCTCCTTGCGCTGGGGCATTTGATAATAGTGGGGATGAGAACATGAACCAGCCCTTGCTGGCGTAGTCATAGATTCGTTGGGCTAAGTCAAAGTCATTGCGGCAATAAGCCATAGCTGCTCTGGCATATGCATCTTGAGGGTCTTCCCCTTCACGACAGTAGTAGTCACTCAGGAGTATTGCGGCTTGGTCGGACAGTAATTTGTTGCGACTGTAATCAACTACAATGCTCATGTATCCACTCCGTTGTTTCGCGTATACCTTTGAACCCAACAAGAGTTGCTCCAGTTTCAGTGTTAATGACTGTTGGTACACTACGCACTTTGTAATGTATGGCTGCGTCAATGTCCTTGCCTATATCAATTTCATCATAGTCAACCTCTTCATGGTTGAGTACAGTGCTGACTGCTTTACAAGGCTGACACCCTTCGGTGTAAAATTTTATAATCATATTATTTCTCAGTCATACTTCAGGTGCTGGAGTTCAAGCCAGAGTTCTGCGTAGTGGATAATCTTTTTAACATCAGATTCAAACTGCCCCTTGTGTGGAGCGCGAGTTGCATACTTCACGATGTTGCCAGCGATAAAGTCCAGTTCATTTTTCATAATGTATTCGATAGGCTGGATGGGGTGAACGTAGTGGTCACCACCTTCTTGGCGTGTACTTCCTAGGTTGGTGGGTTCCATAAGATAATGTTTCCTTCATTGTCGATGTCTTCATATCTTAGGATACGAGCGCAACGGGCTTGGGTTAATGCATCTTGTTCTGTGAGTCCAGCCTTTTCATAGGTAGCTACAATAGCTGTCCAGATTGCTGAATTACGTGCGGCTAAGTCTGTAATATTTAGAGATGCTTTTAAGATTATTTGCTGTGCTTTGACAGGGCCAATCTTAGGACAACCTTTATAGTTATCTACAGCATCACCAGTTAAGACTTGAGATAAGAACATTAGGTCAGCATCAGATTCACTGATAGTTATGACACCATCTTCAGGGTGGGCAGGGTTAAAGAACTTGCAAGGTATAGTTCTTAGGTCTTTGTCCTCAGAGCAAATGATAGTGTCGTTACCATCACTACCTCTTATACCCATCAGGTCGTCAGCTTCAAATGGCTCACGCAATACAGCTTGGTATTCCTCAATCATCCAATCCTTTAGTGCTTTAAGAATGAGAGGTTTACGAGTGTCTTTGCGGTTACCTTTATAGCTTTCAAGAACATCTGTTCTATAGTTCTTAGAACCTGTCAGATAGAACTTAAAATCTTCAGCACCTGTTACTTTTAAAATCCCATTTAACTTAGAACGTACAAGGTCTTGACCTACAGATTCATAAGCATGAAGTGTCCACAAATCATCGTCCCATTTCACAGGAGTCTCAGCAGCAGCAGCAGATTGGTAAGCTACAATGTCACCATCAATCAATAGAGTTGTCATAGTCTTCATCTCCTTCTTTAGAATTACGCGCAGTAATAACACGTATGCCATGACGTATAGCTACGTCTTGCTCTTGCCAATCTAAGTAGGCATTCATACCAAAGCTAAAAGCGACAGATACAGATACCACTGAGAAACTAAGGCAAACGATTACTAGCATTAATGTTTCAATCATTAGTTGTTAAAGCCTCCCAGCTTATAGGGTAAAGGGGTGCAATTATCTTACTGACTTCTAATGCAAGCACTTGTATTTCTTGCTGTGCATGAGAGTCCATACGTTGTTTACAAAACCTGGCATAAGCAGAGAGTGAGCCTGTCCAATACCAAGACACTTGCATTCCTTGAGGTAACAATAGACGTGCTTGTTCAGGACACATGCCACCAGCTAAAGCAGCTTCATATGATTCTAGGCACATGGTGTTTACAGACTGAAAATGTCTACGCCAATACTTGTCACCTGTCGGGTGCATGTCCTCACCTGACCCCTGTTTGATAGAAACTTCAGGGTGCTTGCGGAACTGTCGAGGTATGAAGAACTTAGGTGATGAACTAATGTAACGCCTACTCTCTTCGTTCTCAGTGAAGCCTACTTTATGTTTAAAACATTGAGTACGAATAGGAACTGGAGCAGTCATGCGAAGGGTTATAGATGTGTGTGAGAATGGAGTCCAGTGGTTGTGCTTGGCTAGATACTTAATCAATCCTGAATCTCTACCACCGTCAAACTCAAGGCCATCAGCAGCAAAGGACACACGGGCTGCTCTAACTACACTGGCATCATTACCCATGTTGTCAATGTATTCAACCTGACCTTCACCACGACAGTCCCACCATTCCACAGAAGCACTAGGACTCAACCCTAGCTTGATAGCGTCTTTGAACTCAGACATTGTTGCTTTCCTCTTCATACATATCTAAGGCTTCTTCCATACCGTCCCAAGCATCAACGCCACAGGCATCTAAGCATTCAAGAAAGTGTGCATCCTTCTCTAACCTTTCAAGGTATTCCCTGTTAACAATTACCATTACTTCAGCCATCTTCATTCTCTCCTTCACGCAAGCGAATGAGTCCCATGACAGTGATGTGCCACTGTCTACCGAACTCTTCCGTGCCTACTGTACATGTTGATATAAGTCCCTGACACGCGCACACAGCAACCCACTCAGCGTTAGTCCGAGCAAAGTCACTACGTGTCGTAAAGGGTTTTAGATAGGCACGGTTAAGTACCTCAGTGAGTTTCAGCCCATGAGTTTCCAATATTAAATTCTCCATCAAGGGGACACTTGAGGTTGAACACCTCAGTTACTTTCTGAATTGTTTGAACAGCAATGTTCCCTACTTTTTCAGCAATGTCTTCACGTACAGCGACTTGGATTTCATCATGCACCCACGCACAGAGGCAGTAGTCGCCTTTCCATCCGTGTGTGTATCCCTGCATCCACATTGCCGTTTCAAATTCCACTAGCCACTGCTTACAAATCAACGCCCCTGCACTTTGTAAAAGTGAATTGAGCGCAGCGTGTGGTGACCGTATCGCAATACGTCTACCATCTAAGGCTACGATGTAACCAGCAGCAGCAGCAGTCACTATGGCTTCACGTAAAGACTTTAGAGCAGGGGTCTTGTCTAAGAATTCCTTCTTAATTTTTTTCCCTTCTTTCGCTCCACCTCCTACAATCTCACCGACTAACTGGTCACCTCCACCATATAAATAGGAGTAGATGAATCGTTTGGATGCCGCACGGCTAGGTAGTCCAGCAGCAATCTGGTTAACAGTATGAATGTCGCCATTTAATACAATGTCAACGTATTCACCATCGTCATACCTGTGGCAGTAATGGGCCAAGCACCTCAATTCGAGGCCAGAACAGTCAGCACCCATCAGCTTCCAGCCAGCAGGAACAGTAAATAACTCACGGCACTCTTTGCCATACTCCGAACTTAACGAGGGGACTTGACCTAAATTAGGATTGTTGTGTGTAGCCCTGCCAGTGACAGCACCATTAGGGTTAACCCTTCCATGAAGCTTGCCGTTCTTAACAAGTTTCAACCAAGCATTGTTACCGTCAGAAAGCATTCCTAACCGCTTCTGTAACATGAAGTACCTAGCAATTCGCTGGGCTTCTGGATACTTGAGTTTGCTAAGTACAGTCTCGTCAATCTTGGGCTTACCATTCTCAGTAAACACACTAGGTTTCCAGTTGTACTTGACCATTAGTCTGTTGGCTATGTGGTCGCGTGATGCTGGGTTAAACTCTACGATTTTAATCACAGAGAATGTTGCTCCCTCATGTCGGTCTGCTTTAGAGCAGTCACGGTATTTAACTGTGCGCTTTGGTGTTTGCTCTCCCATGTTGACAACCCAGCAAGGGAAGATAGTGTGAAGGTCTTGAAAGATTTCAGCGCGCTGTGCAGCTAAGTCTATGTACAAACTGGCAGCTTTCTTTTCATCAAAGATAAAACCATTTTGTTCCATCTTCCACATTAACTTAGCAACACTATGCTCAAGTGTTAGAGCCTTGGGACTGTAACGTGTAGCTTCTATCTTCTTGAATAAGAGGTTAGTAACTTTCACATCCTGCTCACAATAGACCATCATCTCTTCTGAGTAGACATCCCATGCTGACTCTTGTTTACCATAGTCACCTTTGTATTCCCCAAGTCGGTAGCCCCAAGCTTCTAAAGAATGAGAACCATAGCGATTGGTAGGTAGGTTGTCAGGTTCAGCAGCCCAATCTATACGCACCAAGTCAGACCATATAAGACGAGAACAAACTAGGGTGTCTGTTACTGGTGGAGCCTTGAAGTCTGGGTATAGTTTCTGAATAGCAGGGACATCAAAAGTAATTCCGTTATGAGCGATTAACTCACTGGCTTGCTGTAAGAAAGTCACACCCCTATCAATCTCAGTAGGGCCAAACCTAAAGGTTTTCTCAGTGTGAATATCAAAAGCCACGATACAATGGATGGTGTCTAACACATCCAGAAATCCATTCGTTTCAATGTCTACTATTAATCTCATGCTGTACTCCTAGAAGGGTGTGTCGTAACCCCCCACTAATGAGGGAGCAACATCGAATGGGTTAGCTTGGAATAGCTTCCCAGTTTCGTGATTGTAGTTAAGAGGAATGGTCATGCCTGTGGACTGTCCCGTATACCTGTCTTTAAGTATTCGGAATGTCGTGGTCTGTCTTTCATTGATGTCTTCAGCTTGCTGATTACGCTCAAGTCCAAACATAAAATGGCACCAGAATCCTATAGCACGACTACCTTTGAAGTGGCGTATCGTTACTCGACCACCCTCTTCGTGAGGCTTACCTTCTGGGGTAGCAAGGTGACTAACCATTGTGATAATGACGTTCAGACGTTTAGCTAACATAGCAATAGCAGCAGTGATACGCTCCAGTTCAACACGCTCGTCAGTACCTTGGCCTGTAGCCAGTGCAGTGAGGTGGTCTATGTAGAATATTTCTATTCCATCAGCGTGGTGCATGTACTCAATGTTTGCTTTCACAGTGTCCCACTCACAGACCCCGAAGCTATCGTATAAACGAATGCGGTCATGGGCTGTGATTTCGTCCAGTGCAGTCTTACGTTCTTCAGCAGTCCAAGCACCGTCAGGCACATGGAACATTTTGCCAGCACGTTTACCTGCTAATAGTATGGCTGTTTCTTTTGGCTTCTGCTCTAAGAAGAACACACCAACAGTCTTCTCCAGTTCATACATGTCGTGAACTATTTGCTGAGTAAGGAAGTCTGTTTTACCTACACCAGTACCAGCACCAACAGCGTATAGCTCACCCTTTCTGCGTCCATAGGTAGCCTTGTTAAGCTTGTCTAAGTACCAAGGCAAGCCCCACTCCACTGGTGCATCTAACTCTTCACG